TGATGTGGACGGGCGAGAAGTATTCCATAGACAAAAACGTGCGAGCGAATCTGCTTGCGATGGAGAACCATGATGAAGTCCCGCCGGATGTTGCCGAAGTTATACAGTGCGCCGATGACCTCTGGGCGTCGAGTGTTGCGAAGTTCAGCCGCCTTGCAAGTTTGGCAGATGAGGAAGATGCCCGAGTTAGAGGTGCCTTTGTTTTTGCTGGAGGCAGTGCAACAGGGCGCGCTTCGTCCTATGGCGCTCAAGTCCATAATCTCCCGCGTAAAAGCGCTAAAGACCCCGAATCCGTCCGCACAGCAATGGTTCGAGGCCATGAGATCGTGCCACGATTCGAACAACGCATTACAGACGTTCTGAAGAAGATGCTTCGCCCTGCTATCGTGGCAGCGCCTGGCAACGTTCTGATTGCCTACGACTGGTCGGCCATCGAAGGCCGCGTGCATCCGTGGCTGTCCAACTGCCCAGCAGGTGAGATCAAACTGGATGTGTTCCGGTCGGGTCTTGACCCGTACAAGGTCAACGCCACGGCGACGTTCCGTGTGGCCTATGACGACGTGACGGGTGACCAGCGACAGGTGGGCAAGGTGCAAGAGTTAGCGCTGGGTTTTCTGGGAGGGGCTGGCGCGTTTGAAGTGTTCGGGCGCGTCTACGGTATCCACCTGTCCACGGGCGAGGTTGCACGGGCGGTCGAGGGCTGGCGTAGGGCAAACCCTTGGGCTATGCACCACGGCACGCAATTGGAAGGCGCGTACCTGCGCGCTATGAGAAACAAAGGGCATGAATTTGCTGCGGGAAGAATTGTGTACTTGTTTGATGGCCAGACTCTTTGGTACAGTCTTCCTTCTGGTCGGGTATTGTGCTACCCCAACGCCAAATTCGACGAAGAAGGCAACGTGACATATACCAAAGCAGCTTGGAAGCCTGCCGCCGATGCGACAGAGTGGCCTCGCGCCCGTCTATGGCGTGGGCTGGCTTGTGAGAATGTCGTGCAAGCGACCGCCAATGACATCCTACGCTACGCCCTGAGACAACTGGACGGTGTGATCGCACACGTCCATGATGAAATCGTCGTCGAGTGCCCCGAATCTGAGGCAGAATCGACAGCCGCACATATCCATAAGATCATGTGTACGCCGCCTGCATGGGCAAGTGGCCTGCCATTGGCCGCTGAAGGTGTAACAACTAGGAGATATTCGTGAAACACGTCATAGGGCTAAGTGGGGGCAAAGACTCCACCGCGTTGGCGCTGCGTTTGATGGAAGTCGAACCCCGCGAATACGAACTGATTTGCAACGCCACGGGCAACGAACTGCCAGAGATGGTTGAGCATTGGGCTAAATTGGAACGCATGATGGGCTTGCCTATCAAGCGCGTCGGGCACTCGACCGACCTGTATGGCCTGATCGACCAGATGCAAATGCTGCCAAACTTTCGCGCCAGATGGTGTACACGCATATTAAAGATCGAACCTACGATTGCCTACTTTGAGACACTGCCCGAAGGGTCTGTCTTATATGTGGGCTTGCGTGCAGATGAAGAAGCGCGGCGCGGCATCTACGGTGAAGACATGAAAATCCGGTTTCCCATGCGTGAGTGGGGCTGGAAAGAAGAGGACGTGTGGACGTACTTAGGGCAACGTGAAGTGACGATCCCGCGCCGTACCGATTGCGCCGTGTGCCCTTACCAACGTTTGGGCGAATGGCGTGATCTTTGGCGTGATTACCCTGAAGAATATGCGCGTGGTGTGGCAGTGGAAGAACAGCTAGGCCACACGTTCAGATCACCGCAACGCGACGCATGGCCTGCGGCGTTGAAAGATTTGGCGGTTGAATTCGCCAATGGCCGCAAGATTCGGGGGGACGGTAACGCTCCAACGTGCAGAGTGTGTTCGTTATGAAACCGCAGTATCAAATCTCTTTTTCTGGTGGGCGCACTAGCGCCTACATGACCAAGTTGTTGCTCGACAACTGGTCAGACAAATACGAGTTCATTGTCACGTTTGCCAACACGGCGCTGGAACACCCCAAGACGTTGGAGTTTGTCCATAACTGCGACGTGCATTTTGGTTTTAACACTGTGTGGTTGGAAGCAGTCGTGCATGATGGCCGCGTCGCTAGTACGCACAAAGTTGTTGATTACATTAGCGCAGCGCGTAACGGCGAACCGTTTGAGGAAGTTATCAAAAAGTACGGCATCCCCAATATGGCGTTTCCGTATTGCACCCGTGAACTCAAGATCAACCCCATGAATTCGTATTTGCGAAGCCTTGGCTTTGATTACCGCACCATCCCGACAGCAATCGGCATCCGTGAGGACGAGAAACGCCGCGTCAGCAAGACCGCTGAAGCCAAGAATATCGAATACCCTTTGATTGACGTGTGGCCGACAGACAAAAGCGACATTTTGGATTGGTGGTCTGAACAAGCCTTTGACCTTGGGATTGACGAATTTGAGGGTAACTGCCAAGGATGCTTTAAAAAGTCCATTAAAAAGCAATTCATGCAGATTGAACGTGATGCCGGTATCTTTGATTTTCATCGGCGCATGGAGCAGCAGTACCGATCGCATGGCCCTCAAGTCGGTGACCGTGTGTTCTTTCGCAAGAACATCGACACCATTGGGCTGTTTAAGCTATATGAAGAAAATAAAGATGCGCCGACGCGGTTAAGCCGCGTTGACGAGGATGGTGGTTGTTCCGAATCGTGTGAAGTTTACGAAACGACCATCGAATAAAAGAAAGCCCCCGTGGATAAGACGGGGGCTAAACACTCAACTAGGAGAACGAACCGTGTTAGATTTTCTCACAAAATTAGCGCCAGAAGGCGAAACTTTTTTAATTGTGCGGCAAAAGCCACAACTTAAAGAGGGCGAGTACCAGTACCACGCCGACGGTGCGATCAAGTGTACGTGGCCTGCCATGCTACCCGACGCCAAGATCAAGGATGATTGGGCGATCTACGGCAACACTGCGTCGTTCATCGTTGACCGATTCAGAGATGGCCACGTCAGCGCCAGTGCCGCCAACTGCGAGTATGTCCTTGTGATGGTGCTGGACGACGTGGGCACCAAGGCCACCGTGCCGCCATTAGAGCCGACTTGGAAGATGGAAACGTCCGAAGGTTCGTTCCAGTGGGGTTACGTCTTCAATGAGCAGCCAACCAAGGCCGACTTCAGCGCCGCCATCATTGCCATCGCCGAAGCAGGTTACACGGACAAGGGCGCGATCAACGCCGTGCGTAATTTTCGTCTGCCTGGCAGCGTCAACATCAAGCCCGACCGCAATTCGTTTAAGTCCGTCTTGCGTGAGTTCCATCCAGAACGTGACTTTTCATTAGCGCAAATCTGCACTGCCCTGAACGTAACGCCTGCCGCGTCGGTGGATGCGTACAAGCCGATCCGCATCTCAGATGACGGCACCGATGACGTGATGATCTGGCTGTCTGAGCAGGGTTTACTCTTATCCCGCCCGAATCAAGAAGGTTGGGCTGGCGTGATCTGCCCCAACAGCGCCTCACATACCGACGGCAACCCCGAAGGCCGATATATGCCTGCGAATCGTGCTTATACCTGCCTGCACAGCCATTGCATTGACTTTGGCAGCCGCGCCTATTTGGATTGGGTCGCCGAAAATGGTGGGCCAAAACACACACCTGGTTTGCGTGAAGAACTGCTTGCGTCTGTGATGGGCGCGGCGGTTAACAAACTCCAACCTACCGAAGCGTTCCCCGATGCGGCAGCGGCTGTGATCGCAGAGGTCGAGCGTAAAGAACTGCAACGGGTCGAGAAGGAAGGCTGGTACGAACGTTTCGCCTACCTGCAAGACGATGACGCCTTTTTTGATCTAATCGAGCGTCACGAAGTGTCCCGCGCGTCGTTCAATGCCATCTTTCGCCATATCGCCTGCAACAGTTTGCATGGCAAACGCCCCAAGATTGAGGCAGGCACCTGTTACGACGAAAACCGTCAGAAGAAAGGCGCGCGTATCCTGAAGGGTGTCACCTACGCAGCAGGCGAGTCTATCCTCTGCTCGCGTGACGGCATCGTCTACGGTAACCGCTGGCGCGATGCGCGTCCGGTGGCAGTCGCAGGCAACATTAAGCCTTGGCTCGATCACGTCGAGCGTATGGTGCCTGACGAAAAAGAGCGCGCGCACGTCTTTGACGTGATGGCGTTTAAATTGCAGAAGCCCCACATTAAGATCAATCACGCCGTACTGCATGGGGGAAACCCTGGGTCGGGTAAAGATACGATGTGGGCACCGTTTTTCTGGTCAATCGGTGGCAAAGCCTTGCGGAACGTCTCCCTTGTCCGCAATGAGGAGATCACATCCCAATGGGGCTACGCCTTGGAGACTGAAGTTCTGGTTGTCAATGAATTACGCCAGAGCGAGGCGAGGGACAGAAGGGCGCTTGAGAACACAATGAAACCCTTAATCGCCGCGCCGCCTGAGTTTTTATCGGTGCAGCGTAAAGGTCTAGCGCCTTACGATCTGGTGAACCGTCTGCAAATCATCGCGTTCTCGAATGAGCGCGTTGCCATCAACCTCCCGTCTGATGATCGCAGGTGGTTTGTCATCTGGTCGGACGCCCCGCGCATGAATGACGCCGATGGCGCGAAAATATGGGCGTGGTTGGAGGCAGGGGGCAAGAGCGCTGTCGCCGCGTGGCTTCACGCCCGTGACGTGTCTGCCTTCGCGCCTGGCGCAACACCTATGCTGACAGAAGCCAAGGCCATTATGGTTGAGGCCGGTATGAGTGGCGCTGAGTCGTTCCTTGTTGATCTTATGCGTAACCGTCTAGGTGAGTTTTCCAAAGGCGTTGTCGGTGCCCCTTGGCACGCCCTGTGCGACCGTTTGCAGGGGTCGGTGCAGGGTTCGGTGCGAATTGTGCAGCCTGCCCTTCTACACGCCTTAAAAGAGGCCGGATGGGTCGATATGGGGCGGCTGAAGTCTCGCCGCTTTGACAACAAGAAGCACATCTTCGCCGCGCCAGATATGGCGACAATGCCAAAATCTGACCTGCGAGACATGGTAGAAACCGCGCCGCCCTTGTCTGTGCGGTTGGTGAAATGATTTAAGGGGCCGCAAGGCCCCTTAATCGTTATAAATCTAAAACTGCAATTAGTAGAGCGGCGAGAAGTAAGGCGAGCGCAACAGTCATTCTATTTGCTCTCTCATGCCGTCAATGGCCGCGTTAATCTCATCGCCCAAATCGGGCGCATACAGGTCGAGCGCCTGAAGTAGCGTCAAGGCCGCGAGTTCAAGGTCGGCGATTTTGGCGAACAGTTCGGCGGTGTTTGTAAAGCCTTCGGCGTGGGCGAGGCGTTCGCGTTCTTCAAAAGTGAGTCTAGTTAACATGGTTTGTCCTTTAAAAATTGGTGTAAATGATTGCGCCGGTTGAGGTGATGCCAACAACGTCTGTTTTATCGTGCAAATAATCCAAAACAGCAGCAGCAATATCTGCGTCAGTTTCGCAACCCTCCAAATCAAACCTGTAGTTTTTTGCAATGCCTTCAGGGTTTTCCTCAGTGTAATCGCAGCACAGCGCAATGACATCCAGTGTGGATTGTTCACCTGTATCTTGCTCTAATTGCTCAAGGTAATCAAACAACAAGCCCAAGCCCTCATAAGAGAACTGGTCGCCGCGATTGTGGGCGCGGAATTCGTCGCGGAATTGTGAGGCGTTGTCAATGGTGATGTACATAATGTGCTTTCAGTTGGAAAAGATGACGCCGTTAGGCTGAATTTTGGTTAAGTTGGCGGTTGGCACGTAGCGCACTGTTCCGCCGTCTTCGTGGGCAACCCAAGTGCCCGCAAAGTCAACCGCGGCAGTGTTGCCCGTAACGCTGACGACAGTGCCGCGCGCGCGGGTGCCGTCCATCGTGCGGCGGATGACGGCTTGAGAAAATGCGACTTTATCGCCGATAGTTAATTTAGACATAGTGGGCTTTCAGAATGTGAGGATGTCGAAATAAGCCAAGGCGCAGACCGTCAAGGCGGCGGCGTAGGCGAGCACTGCGAGGATGTCCATTGCGGCGGCGCGGCGCTTTTCGAGGGCTTCTTGCGTGGGTTTGTAGGTGTAGCGGTGCATGATGTTTTCCTTTAGTTAATCAAGATGGCCATAACCGTTGATGGCATTCATTTGTTTACGCAATTCATCTGTCGTTGGCTCGTCATTCCAATGCATTGCGTTTTCAAAGGCTTCACGGTAGTTGGCGTCAAGATGGGCTTGCGCGACTTCCAAAACAGCGGCAAGTTGTTCAGGCGTCTCAACATCGCGCCACAGTTGGATGCGCTTGTCTTGGTCGTACAGTGCATAAATGTTGTCTGCGTATTCTTCGACAACGACCATGCCATCGCCGTCAGCGCAAAATGAACGGACATTGCAACCCAAATCACCGCGCATGATTACCCAAGTAATTAGAGAAGAGTCGATGGTTTTTAAACGCTTAGTTGTGGACATTGTGGATACCTCATTAAGTTGTTGAGGTGTTCAGTGTAACTGATTTCTTTACCTGGTCAACAACTATTTTCAATAGTTGAGTGAGTTGTGGGGGTTTACAGGCGATCGCTTCACGCCAGAGCGTTTGTGGATGTTGTGGACGCGCGGTGGATAGCGAAAAAATGGGGGCTTGACCCACGCTGCAAACCACGCCGAACATGGGGTTGAGTTGCTTTGTGGATATTGTGGATAGTAGAGATCATTAAAAGAAAAACCCACCTGCTTAAAAAATAGGCAAAAGGGGTACAGCGATTTGAAACGCACGTCCAAAGTGTCCACAGTGTCCACACTTTGCCCCGACGCATTTTGCCCACGCAAACAGGTGCGGACATTGTGGACAATGACCTGATGACCTGCTTGCCTGCTTGCCTGACTGTCCACAATGTCCACATAGGGTTTGGCTACCAGGTGTGGACAGTCCGCATAGTCCACAGGATTTTGCTCGAGGGGGAGGGGGTAGGGCCGACAGCAAAGGGCCTGCTGTAACGGAGCGTTTGCAGACAATTTATTTTTTTAATGCAGGTTGTAAAACAATTTTTATTTTTTAATTTATACTGGCGGCACGCATTCACGCGGCCATACAACTATGAGTTTTCATTCACTGCCACTTATCATCAACGAGATACGCGCCACAGAGGCGGTGCTTAACCGCATCTATGACGCAGCCAAACTCGGATTGAAGGGCGACAACTTAGCCTTTGCGGCAGGGATGTTGCCTAAAGCCTATCGTCAGTTGTGCGAGATGGACCCTGTGGCCGAGTTGGCCGAACATAAAGGCCGCGCAGATGGGGAAATGCGCGCGTCTAAGCAACTACACAAGGCATCTGACCAGGGCGACGCTAAAGCTACACTGGCTATTCTGCAAAACGTCCACGGCTGGGTGGCCAAGCAGTCCCTCACGGTCGACGTCAATCAGCAGATTAGCATCCTTGGCGCACTGGCCGAAGCCGAACGCCGCGCGCTGGATGTGATTGATGTCGAAATACTAGAAGTCCAAAATGCAAAGCACCAAGTACAGCGCTGAAGACGAACAAGAACTGATGGCGCGGTTATGGGCACCGCAGTACAAGGACAACCCACTGGCGTTTGTAAAGTTTATATTTCCGTGGTCGGTTAAGGGCACACCGCTAGAGAACTTTGAAGGGCCGCGCAAATGGCAGCGCGAGGTGCTGCAAACCATCACAGACCACATCAAAGCAAATAAAGGTGAAATAGACTTCAACACGCTACGGCAAGCGGTTTCATCTGGACGGGGTATTGGCAAGTCGGCGTTGGTCAGTTGGATCGTGATCTGGATGCTGTCCACGCGGATTGGCTCGACAACCATCGTGTCGGCTAACAGTGAATCTCAACTGCGCTCTATCACATGGGCTGAGATTACCAAGTGGCTGGCGATGTCGCTGAACTCGCATTGGTTTGAAGTTAGCGCCACCAGGTTGATGCCTGCCAAATGGCTGACCGAACTGGTCGAGCGTGATCTGAAGAAAGGCACACGCTACTGGGGCGTTGAAGGGCGGCTGTGGTCGGCTGAGAATCCAGACGCCTACGCGGGTGTACACAACTTCGACGGGGTGTTGGTAGTGTTTGATGAAGCGTCAGGTATCGACGACTCGATCTGGGCGGTGACGGCTGGCTTCTTTACAGAGAACACACCCAACCGGTTCTGGCTGGCGTTTAGCAACCCACGTCGCAACACGGGGTACTTCTACGAAACGTTCCACAGCAAACGGGAGTTCTGGCAAACCAAAGTGGTGGACGCCCGAACGGTGGAAGGAACGGACAAGCAGGTCTATCAGCAGATCATTGACGAATACGGACCGGACTCCGCGCAGTCGCACGTCGAGGTATATGGTGAATTCCCTAATGCGGGGGATGACCAGTTTATCTCCAGCTTGGTGGTAGACGACGCGATGAAACGGGAGAAGTACAAAGACCCATCAGCGCCGATCGTGATCGGGGTAGACCCCGCGCGGTTTGGCGCGGACGCAACAGTGCTGGCGGTCAGGCAAGGGCGAGACATTGTGAAGATTATTCGGCACAGGGGCGACGACACCATGACGGTGGTTGGGCATGTGATCGAGGCGATTGAGGAATGGAAACCCGCGATGGTGTTCATTGACGAAGGTGGGCTGGGCGCGGGGATCGTGGACAGGTTAAAGGAACAGCGGTATAAAATCAAGGGCGTCAACTTTGGCTGGAAGTCTAGGAACCCTGCCATGTATGGCAACATGAGGGCGCAGATTTGGGGTGATATGCGTGAATGGCTTAAAAGCGCCAGCATTCCAAACGACAGGTTCTTGAAAACTGATTTGATTTCGCCTATGATGAAGCCGGACTCCAAAGGCTCGATATTCTTGGAATCTAAAAAGGATATGAAAGCGCGCGGATTGGCGTCACCCGACGCTGCGGATGCGATAGCGCTAACATTCTCGTACCCCGTGGCCAGCCGTGGGGAGTACAATTTAAAAACAGAGCGCCGCGTGTCTTCTGATCGCGGCATGGTTTCAACCAGTTGGATGGGGTCTTAACATGGCGACTAAACAGGGGCTTTATGCTAAACAACAACGAATTGCTGCTGGGTCTAAAGAGAAGATGCGAAGCCCTGGTGATAAGGGTGCGCCAACTGCCAAAGACTTTAAAGACTCTGCTAAAACGGCAAAGAAAGGAAAGTGATGCCCCTCGTTAAATCTAAATCACCCGAGGCGTTTCGCAAGAACGTAGCTGCTGAAGTAAAAGCTGGCAAGCCGGTCAAGCAGGCCGTGGCCATTGCGTATTCTGTCAAACGTGCTTCTCCACCACCAAAGAAAAAATGATTCCCAAAGCCCTGCAAAACTGCCTGATTATGGAGCGTGATGTTGAGACGCACGCTTTGTTTGTATTGCCACCTGGCGAGAAACTTGGCACTGGTGTGGTACTATCGGCAGGCCCAGATTGCAAAGACGTTAATGTTGGTGATCGTGTATATTTCGATGTCGGGCAAGAATTTACGCATAACGGCAAAGAGTATGTGCTAATGCGCGAACCTCACGTTTTAGGGGTCTTTAATGGCTGATCCAACCGGAATAGTTGCTGCGGCTAATGTTGCTGCTGGCGGCAAACCACTGAAGTCTGACGCAGACATCCTGACCGTTGCGCGTGCAAGGTTGGACATGGCTGTCTCTGCGCTATCCGAATCCCGTGAAGACGAAACCGATGACCTGAAGTTTTATGCAGGCTCACCCGACAACCATTGGCAGTGGCCTGCTGACGTACTGGCCACCCGTGGCGCGGTGCAAGGCCAGACCATCAACGCCCGTCCTTGCCTGACTATCAACAAATTGCCCCAGCATGTGCGGCAAGTCACCAACGACCAACGGCAAAACCGCCCAGGCGCTAAAGTCATTCCTGTGGATGACAACGCCGACATTGAGGTGGCTGACATTTTCAACGGCATGATCCGGCACATTGAATACATCAGTGATGCGGATGTGGCCTACGATACGGCGTGCGAGAACCAAGTGTCCTACGGCGAAGGGTATATTCGCCTGCTGACTGAGTATTGCGAAGACAACAGCTTTGACCAAGACATCAAAATTGGCCGTGTTCGCAACAGTTTCAGTGTCTACATGGACCCTACGATCCAAGACCCAACGGGTGCGGATGCCAAGTATTGTTTCATCACTGAAGACCTGCAAAAAGAAGAATTTGAGCGCATGTACCCCGATGCTGCGCCGATCACCACGCTCCAGTCGTTGGGTGTGGGCGATCAGTCGATCAGCAACTGGCTTAATGAGGACACGATCCGCATTGCCGACTACTACTACATCGATTACGACCGCACAACGCTGAATTTGTACCCTGGCAACGCTACGGCGTTTGAGGGCACACCTGAAGACAAGCAATTAAAAGCGTTTTACGGCAAACCCATCAAGTCCCGCGAGTCTGACCGCCCAAAAGTGCGGTATTGCAAGATCAACGGCTACGAAATCCTTGAGCAACGCGAGTGGGCAGGTAAATATATCCCCGTTATTCGCATTGTTGGCAATGAATTTGAGGTGGATGGCCGCTTGTACGTGTCTGGTTTGGTCCGAAATGCCAAAGATGCCCAGCGCATGTACAACTATTGGGTGTCCCAAGAAGCTGAAATGCTGGCTTTGGCGCCAAAAGCGCCATTTATTGGTTATGGCGGCCAGTTTGAGGGCTACGAAGACAAGTGGAAGACCGCTAACACCAACAATTGGCCCTATTTGGAGGTCAATCCAGACGTTACAGACGGTCAAGGCACTGTTATGCCACTGCCACAGCGTGCCCAGCCTCCAATGGCCTCTAGCGGCCTCCTACAAGCCAAATCTGGCGCTGCTGAAGACATTAAGTCCACCACTGGCCAATATAACGCCAGTTTGGGCATGGGCAGCAATGAGCGCAGCGGCAAAGCCATCCTTGCGCGTCAGCGTGAGGGCGATGTAGGTACTTACCACTATGGCGATAACTTAGCCCGTGGCGTGCGTCATGTAGCCCGTCAACTGGTGGACTTGATCCCTAAGATTTACGACACCCAGCGCATCGCCCGAATCATTGGTGAAGATGGCGACACCAAGATGGTCAAGATTAACCCCGAGCAGCCCGAGCCGGTCAACAAGATTGTGGACCAAAACGGGATTGTGCTTGAGAAAATCTACAATCCTGGCGTTGGCAAGTACGATGTCGTTGCGACCACCGGCCCAGGC